GTCGAGCATTACGCTCCCCACAAGGCAGCGTTGGCGTTGTTCCTTTTATCTCAGGGCGCAAGGATAAGCGAGATTTCCAAGAAAACGGGAATGGGGCGGGACGTAATCCGTGGGCTGGAGTGGCGGCACAACGATACCCTAGAGACGAAGCGTAAGGAGTTCTCCATGCGTTACGCCATCGCCGCGCAGGAATACACCGATTTGTTGTTTGAACGCGCTACACAGCTATTTGACGACCCCGACAGCCTTGCCAAGATTTCCCCTGAGAAGCTGGCAATCACGGTTGGCATTTTGACAGATAAAGCGGCACAACTTACCGGCATGGCGACTACCGTTGTGGAGCATCGCAAGGGGGCGAGCATTGATGACGCTGCAAAAATGATTTCAGAAGCGCGAACTAGGATTGCAAATAAAATCAGAGAAAGCGCGATTGATGCTGAAATCATTGACGAACCCAATGATCTTTGATAAAAAACAAGCGTCAACCGGATGTGCGATCCAGAAGACGCTTTAACACAAAACATAAACTACTATGAAAAGTGCTGAGAAAAATAAGTCAGAAGAATTGATTGATGTCAAGAACATATCCGATTATTTGGATTACAATTCAGAAACGGGCATTTTTGTCTGGAAGGTAAAAACAAAAACTAGCAATGCTGGTGATGTTGCAGGAAACGCAAATTGGCGTGGATATGTTTCAATATGGATTTCTGGCAAGCAGTATTACGCGCACCGATTAGCTTGGGCGTTTTGCAATGGCTCATGGCCTATTGGAGATATTGACCACATAAACGAAGACAAGTCAGACAATAGAATTGTAAATCTAAGAGTCGCAAGCCGTTCAGAAAATATGTTCAACCGTGGTTGCAATAAAAACAACACCTCTGGAATGAAGGGAGTGGTTTTCTGCAAGACAACAAATAGATGGAGGGCGCAGATGATGGTAAACAGAAAGAGCGTTAACATCGGAAGATTCAAAACAAGAGAAGCAGCGGCAAACGCTTACATGCTTAAAGCGCAAGAAATCAGGGGAGAGTTTGCAAAATGCTAAAGTGGACGGATCATCCAGTTCTTCCCGTTCCTACGGATGAAGAAATCACTCAGATGAGTGCTGAGGAATTGATGGAGTTTCATCAAATTCGTGAGGAGGCTATTCGTAATGCGGCAAGAGACCCGTTTAGATATGGATGGAAGTTTGAAAACTGGAGGAAGGTTGAAGAATACTTATCAACCAGAAACGAAGTCTTAATCAGCGGAGGAAATCGGTCGTCGAAAACGCAGGTCGGTGCTTACTTTGTGGTTAAAGCGGCTATTGAAAACCCCAATTCTGACATTTTTTGTTTCGCTCAAAACGCCGAGGTTTCTATTCGTCAACAACAAGCTGCCGTGTATGACTGGATGCCAGCCGAATTTAAGAGCAAGCAGACAAGCCAGAACACCTATCTGTCTTACTCAAGGAAAAATGGCTGGACTGACAACTCATTGATTCTTCCAAATGGCTCCCGTATTTCTTTTAAGACCTACGCAGCGTTTGCAAACAATCAAACGATTCTTGAGGGCGCAGAGCTTGGATCAAAAGAAGCAACTTGGCTAAACATTGGCGCATGGTGTGATGAGATGCTTGGTGGTCCAGAGATAATCGACACGTTAAGATTCCGATTAGCGACCAGAAACAGTAAGATGATGCTTACGTTCACTCCTATTTTTGGATACACTGAATTGATAAAGCAGTATCTTGACGGAGCTAAGATTATTGAGAGTCGAGAGGCTGAACTTCTGGATAATGAGATCGTGCCGACAATTCTTGAGTGTAAAAACATCAAGGGAACTGTCCATTATTTCCACTCTCAAGATAACCCTTTTGGTGGTTACGACCGAATAAAGCAAACATTGATCGGTAAACCGAGAGAGGAAATCTTAATTAGGGCTTACGGCATACCAACTAAAGCAGCCGCCACCAAGTTTCCCAAGTTCAACAAGGTGGTTAACGTGGTGGAGCCGGACAAGATACCGAAGACCAACATCACAAGGTATCATATCATCGACCCCGCTGGATCAAAGAACTGGTTCATGTGCTGGATTGCCGTGGACGAAACGGGAACATTTTGGGTTTACCGCGAATGGCCTGGAGTTGACGTAGGCGACTGGGCGGAATGGCGGAACGGCAAGTGGATGCCTGGAGAGGGCGCAAAAGGGCAAGGCTACGGTATCCGTGACTACATTGAGCTTATTGAGAACGTAGAGGAAGATGAAGAGATTTTTGAACGAATAATCGACCCTAGACTAGGAGCCGCGAAGTATCAGGTTCAAGACGGTTCGTCCTCCATTATTGAGGATTTGAACGAATCTGGGATGGTTTGCATCCCTGCTCCTGGATTGGATATTGACGACGGACTGCAAGCATTGATCGGAAAAATGGCATGGGATACTTCTAAGCCGTTGGATTCTGTCAACCGCCCGCATTTCTACATTAGTTCCGACTGCGAGAACATCATCCAAGGGTTGTCAGAATACACCGGAGACGGCGGATTAAAAGAGGCATGGAAGGACGTTATTGACGTTTTGCGTTACGCAGCAATTTCTGGAATAGATCACGTTGACAATTCCGTCAGTTTGGTTACAACTCAGGGAGGTGGAGGCTATTAACATGAGCGCGAAGAAAGAACCGAAGAAAAGAGGACGACCCGCAAAGGTTGTGGAGCCTGTTGTAGAATTGCCGGAAACGCCCTTAAAAGCGGTGATTTTAGGAGCTTGCAACAACCCGACATGGATGCGCGGCAGGATCGACGGTTTTGGAGTAAACGTCAAAGTTCCCGCTCAAATGTCAAAACGCTTGATTGGGAAGGAAGTTAGTGTTATCCTTGTCGATTCCGACCTTGGGGACTACTACCAATACATACCATGAATCCATTGCAAGAAATAGAAGATGAGTCCCTTGTTTACGTGGACAAGGAGCCAGATATTATGGCGTTGGCTAATGCTTACGACACCTGTTTGATTGATCTGGATTACTACTTTGAGTCCTGTTTGCGGTCTTACAATGATCGACGGAATATCTGGGATGGGAAGTCAGACGACCTACGCAAAAACGGGGCGAACGCTTTCCCGTGGCAAGGTGCTTCTGACCAAGAGGTGAACGTGGTTGGCGAGCGCATTGATATGTATGTTGCGCTGTTTGACCAGGCTCTCCAGCGTTCCCACATTAAAGCGTTTCCAACTTCGATGGCGGCAATGCCCAAGGCGGCGGTTGTTTCTGGCTTCCTGAAATGGATGCGTTCCACCTACATTCCCGACTTCAAACGTCAGATGGAGCTTGGTGGGAACTACCTGATGGAGAAGGGGATTATGGTTTCCTACGTTGGTTGGAATCGTGAGAAGCGTTCTTACCTCCAGAGCATCAGCCTAGAGCAGATTCAAGAAGCATCCCCTGACCTTGTTGAGTTGATACTTAGTGGACAAGATGATGAGGTGCTGCTTGATTTGATTCAGCAATCCTTCCCTGACCTTTCCACTAAAAGAGCGAAGAAAGCAATCAAAGACCTTCGCAAGATGGGCGCGGCGGAAATCCCACTTCCTCGTCAAACGGTTGACTGTCCGGTTGTCTATGCTTGCGCTCCCGATGGTGAAGTGATGTTCCCGTCTTACATTTCCGATCCGCAACGCGCTCCGTATATGTTCTGGCGCACCTTCCTCACAGCTCAAGAGCTTGAGAAAAAGGTAACGAACGAGGGCTGGGATCGTGAATGGGTGGACAATGCCATTGAAACCCTTCGCGGGAAAGACTCTATGTATCTCGATGGCGAGAAGGTTAAGACCCAAACACGCCTTCCAATCACAGACGACAATGACCTTGTGATGGTTGTCTATGCGTATCAGCGTTTGATTGACGAAGAGGACGGTTCCGAGGGTATTTACTGCACCGTGTTCCATCCCCAGACAGAAGGCTTTGCCAAGCATGAGCTACTTAACGGATACGACGATTACCCTTTCGTAGTCACCCGCCTAGCCAACGACCAGAAACGAATGTATGAGGTTCAAACTTTTTCAGATATTCTCCGTGGTCCTCAGATGCAAATTAAGACCGAACGTGACAGCCGCATTGATCGTGCGTCTCTCGCAACTCTACCTCCTCTTATGCATCCTGCTGGACGTCCTCCTTCTGATTGGGGTCCAGGTCGCAGAGTCCCGTATCGGCGTTTGGGTGAAATTGCTTTCGGTCCGATTCCTCCGCAAGATAATGGCTCTGTTGAAAGTGAGCTTTCGATGCGTAGTCAAGCTGATCGTGCTATTGGTCTTGATCTTGAAAATCCCCTTTCGGCGGCGCGGCAGCAATACTACATAGGCAAGTTCCTAGACCATGTTAAGGACGTTCTTACGATGGCTTGGAAGCTGTATCAGCGAATGGGACCAGATGAGGTTTTCTTCCAAGTAACGGGGAATCCTAACCCACAAGTGATGACTAAGGGTAGTCCCGATGAGGATTTCTCCATTATGGTTTCGTTTGATTCCTTGTCTAGTGACCCAGATACAGCCGAGACTCAGTTGAAGAATATGGTTCAGTTGGTTCAGTTGGATCGTAATGGGATCATGGACGTGAACAAGCTGCTTGAGTTTGCGGCTTCCTCCATCAATCCTATCTTTGCCGACTATGTATTGCAGCCAGTTGAAGAGTCACAACAGAAAGTGGCGAAGAATGTTACTGATGACCTTGCCAAGATATTCGCTGGTATCGAAGTCCCCGCCCAACCTAACGGCGCACAGATTGCAATGCAGATGGTTCAGGCGTATGTCCAGCAACCCGATGTTGCGGCTAGGGCGCAGTCTGACGAGGCTTTCGCAGGTCGCTTGCAGAAATACATGGGTCAGTATCAAATGATGATGATGCAAGCCCAGAACGCTGAGATTGGTCGTCTTGGCACGGCTCCAGCACAGATGGGCGGCGTAACAACTCAAGGAATGGAACAATAACGGAACGCAAAAGATGTCATTATCATGGTTCACAAATGGTGTAAATCTCAATCCTCAAACGTGGAAAGCTTGGGATTTAGCGCAACGAAACGAAGATGGCAGTCCAGTATGGGATGTTGATTGGAAAAAAGTGGCTTGGGCAATGTATAAAGAATCTTGCAATATTGAATCACAGTTAAATGACTTAAAGTCTGAATATCAACAACCTAAACAATAGCCATGAAACAAGGACTGTATAGCAACATCGCAGCTAAACGCAAACGCATCGCAGCCGGAAGCGGAGAGAAGATGAACAAGGTTGGCAGCAAGAAAGCACCTACTGCGAAAGACTTCCGCGACTCAGCTAAAACCGCTAAGAAAAAGTGAACAGGCTCAACAGTGACGTAGCCCGATGTGATGGCGAATGGGTTGAGGACGGCGCGGATTCCGGCTGGCGTGAAGGTTGCGAGACCTGCCTACGCAGAACCGCCCCTCGTCCAGAACAATACTCGCTGATTATTCCCCCTGCCATACTTGCTTTTTTCTGCGAATATCTGATTGAACCATAATGGAAAAGAGATTTACAAAAATAGTCACCAATCCCGCCACGGGACGCAAAAGAACCGTGAAGTTCGGGCAAAAGGGGGCTACCATTTCCCCAGGCACGGCACGTGGGGATTCGTACTGCGCCCGTTCCGCCAAGATCAAAGGTGATTGGAAGTCTGACCCCAATTCACCGAACCGACTTTCCCGCCGCAAATGGAAGTGCAAGGGGAGCAAATCAATGAAGTGATGAGAGACTACAAAAAAGAGTATCAGGAATATCACGGGAAGCCCAAGCAGATCGCTCGCAGGGCTGGTCGTAACGCTGGACGTGCCAAGGCTGTGAAGCTGGGTATCGCATCCAACGGAGACGGCAAGGATGTTCACCACAAGAACAACAACCCGAAAGACAACCGCGCTAGCAACCTCGCCTCTACCTCCGTAAGCAAGAATCGCGGGTTTCCTCGCACAGCAAAAAACAAGCCTAAAGGACGACTCAAATGACCCCGCTACCTAAGCCAACCATCCAGCAAGCCGTTAACGCTCTATCCGACCGTGACGAGTTCAAAGCAATCATCCAGTTCATCCAAGACGAGCGCGAGAGATTCTTTGCCGACCTTCGCCAGTGTGTAGATACCAACGAGGTAATGAAGATCGTAGGCAGCGTTTCAACCTTGGATGAGCTTCTTTCCTTGTTGAAAAAAGAAGGTTGACTTTTCAACACTCTCTGCTTTTATTGCTTCGCCGTTTCGTTTTCGGCGTGTTTGTGTGTTCAGAGAGCCGTAGGGGTTAATCCTCTACGGTTCTTCTGTTTGAACAGGTCGATACACTGAACGCTGCGCGTCAGTGATCTTGGCTGTTCTCCGAATGAAAATATCCTGGATTGCGACATCCACAGCGGCGGCAGTAGGGTGTCTCGAAGATTTCCGTGACGCGGTATCCAGTGAGCTTTGCTTCATCCACTGTTTTCCGTTTCCAGTGGTGCCCTATCACGCGGCACAAAAAAGACGGAGAACAAGTCGCTGGACGAGAATCATTCGCCATCGGCTTTTTACAGTTCCAGCAATGCGTGTCGGTAGGCATCGCGTTTTCCATCTCACAGTGTTTGCACATGCTCATGATCTGTCAGCTTGGAC